GTCGGGTCTCAGGCAAAGATGTATTTACTCTGTAGTAATGCCCATCTTTTGTTGGTACACAGGAACCCAACCTCCCACCCCTCTTTTAGACCTAAGATGCAACTCGATGAGTTGGGCAGATGGTCTTTTTTATTTTATACATACTAAAAAAATGTCGATTAAAGTTGCTATATTAAATGATGGAACACAACTCCTTGCTGACATTAAAGAAGTAACTGATGGTGAAACTAAACAATTTTTAGTAATCAAACCTTTTGAAATTGTTTACCAATCAGAAATGACTTTGATGGAAGATAATCAAGCAACTAAATCTGAAGTTAAAAAAGTAGGATTAAAAACTTGGTTAGAAATTTCAAGTGATGATACTTTTATTTTAAATCCAAATACAGTAACAACTGTATGTGATCCTGTTTCAGATTTAACAGCAATGTATGAAGACCTTACAAATGGTAGAAGAATCTAATGATTAAAGTTCTTGTTTTAAAAAATGATGCTAAAGTATTAATTACTAGCATTAGAGAAGTTGGTGCTGAAGTTGGCGAACCTGATTGTGAATTATTAAATCCAGTTGAATTTGAAATAGATGAGAATAAAGACTGGAAGGATAGGTTAAAAAGATGGCCAGGTTTACAAGTGACACAAGACAACAAGTGTATGATAAGTTCTGATGCTATACTGACTATAGTAGATCCAACAAAAGAATTGTTGGACGCATATAAAGAGGTTATTACCACTTGAAGTTTTACACAAATGTCGTTATGATCGGGGATAAGTTCCTCGTTCGGGGGTACGATAGTGGAGAGTATTTTCAAACTCGTGAAAAATACAATCCAACACTATTTGTATCTTCTAAAAAGAAAACTAATTACATGACCCTTGATGGTGAATATGTTGACAAGATAAAACCAGGCACAGTTAGAGAGAGTAGAGATTTTATTAAACAGTATGAGTATGTTGATAACTTTAATGTCTACGGACAGGATAGATTCATCTACCAATACATATCCGATAGTTATCCAGAAAATGAGATTAAGTTTGATATAAGTAAAATTCGTCTGTATACAATTGATATTGAAACTAAATCTGAGAATGGTTTCCCTGATGTTGCAGCAGCAGATCAGGAGATTTTGCTGATCTCAATGCAGGATTATAACACCAAAGAGATTGTGACTTGGGGCGTTGGTTCTTTTAAGGTCAAGCAAGAGAATGTTCGTTATATACAATTTAATAATGAGCATGATCTTTTAAGTAGTTTCATTCAGTGGTGGATGGATAATACTCCAGACATCGTGACTGGTTGGAATATTCAATTGTTTGACATACCTTATATTGCAAAGCGTATTGATAGAGTTCTTGGTGAGAAACTTATGAGGCGTTTGTCTCCTTGGGGTTTGTGTTCTCCGAAACAAATTTATATCAAGGGTCGTGAGTATCAGACTTATGATATTGGTGGTATAACTCAATTAGATTATCTTGACTTGTATAAGAAATTTACATACAAGGCACAAGAATCTTATCGTCTTGATTATATTGCAGAGGTTGAACTAGGACAAAAAAAGCTTGATCACTCTGAGTTTGATACCTTTCAAGATTTCTACACAAAAGGATGGCAAAAATTTGTAGAATATAATATAATTGATGTGGAACTTGTTGACCGTCTGGAAGACAAGATGAAACTAATTGAACTTGCGTTGACTATGGCATATGATGCTAAGGTTAACTATGCAGATGTATTCTATCAGGTTCGGATGTGGGATAACATCATCTACAATTATCTCAAAAAAAGAAACATTGTTATTCCTCCTAAAGAGAGATCTGATAAAGATGAAAAATACGCAGGAGCCTATGTCAAGGAACCGATTCCAGGAAAGTATGATTGGGTGGTCAGTTTTGACCTTAATAGCTTGTACCCTCATCTTATTATGCAGTACAATATCTCACCAGAGACCCTCAGGGAGACTAGATGTCCCAGTGCAAGCGTTGAAAAGATATTAAATAAAGAGACTGTTGTAAACAATGAGTTTGCTACATGTGCTAATGGAGCACAGTATCGTAAAGACATTCGTGGTTTTCTTCCTGAACTCATGGAGAAGATGTACAACGAGCGTGTGATATTTAAGAAAAAGATGATACAAGCAAAGAAAGACTATGAAAAGAAACCAACTGAAATACTTACCAAAGAAATTGCGAGATGCAACAATATCCAGATGGCGAAGAAGATATCGCTTAACAGTGCTTATGGTGCTATTGGCAATCAGTATTTTCGATATTACAAATTGGCTAATGCTGAAGCCATTACCTTAAGTGGTCAGGTATCTATTCGTTGGATAGAGAATAAGATGAATAACTACTTAAACAAGATACTTAAAACGGAGGATACAGATTATGTTATTGCTAGTGATACTGATTCTATCTACCTTAACCTTGGTCCTCTTGTGGATGTTGTCTACAAGGATAGAGAGAAGAATTCTGAGAAGATTGTCTCGTTTCTTGATACAATTTGTGAGGAGAAATTTGAACCCTTCATCGACCAATCCTATAAAGAACTAGCAGAGTATGTTAGTGCTTATGATCAAAAGATGTTTATGAAGAGGGAGAACATCGCAGAGAGGGGTATATGGACTGCTAAGAAGAGATACATCTTAAATGTATGGAACAGTGAAGGGGTGCAATACAACGAACCTAAGTTGAAGATGATGGGTATAGAAGCAGTTAAATCTTCTACACCTGCACCTTGTCGTAAGATGATTAAGGATGCTTTGAAGCTTATGATGAATGGTACTGAGGATGAAGTTATTGATTTTATTGATGCTAGTCGTAAGAAATTTAGGAATCTCCCACCTGAGGAGATTGCATTCCCTAGATCAGTTTCTGATGTCACTAAATATAAATCGGCAAGCATGATTTATACCAAAGGTACACCGATACATGTTCGGGGTGCTTTGCTCTTCAATCACTATATCAAGGAGAATAAGTTGACGAATAAGTATTCGTTAATTAGTAATGGTGAAAAGATTAAATTTTGCTATCTTAAAAAACCTAACAACATTCATGAGAATGTAATCTCGTTTATACAAGACTTCCCCAAAGAGTTAGGGATTGACAAATATGTCGATCATGACTTACAATTCTCTAAGAGTTTCCTTGAACCTCTTAGAATTATATTGGATTCTATTGGTTGGAAAGTTGAAAAGGTTGCTACTCTAGACTCATTTTTTACCTAAATGGAATTACCTATTAACGACAAAGAATTAGATACCATCGTCAAAGCTTTGACTCTGGGAGGTGATACTGCATTGTATCAAAAACTTAAATTGGTAAAAGAAACCAGACAAGAATCTGGCAAACAACTACTTAAAGAGGTATTATGATTTTTTTATCTTGTCCACCTGTATATCATTTACCTGGTACTTGGACAGAATGTAAAACACCACTGATCAATCATTTTAACTTAGCACCTGGTCCTGCCTTTGCAGTCTTCTTGGGCTTGCTTGCTGTAGCACTAATGTGCTATGGTATATACATGTCATTTGGTGCAGGAAAAAAAGGACTCCGAGATCAAATTGACGAACATGCTAAAATGCATGAGCTAGGAATAGCACATGGACACTCACCAAAAACAAAACATAGACACGATTAATTATGGATTTTTTGAAGGACATTGTTAAGGAGATAGGGGATGACTACACCAAACTCGCATCCGATATTGACGAGACTGAAGAATATGTGGATACAGGTTCGTACATTTTTAACGGACTCGTATCAGGTAGCATATTTGGTGGTGTATCTAGCAACAAGATTACTGCTATTGCTGGCGAAAGTAGTACTGGAAAAACTTTCTTCTCTCTCGCTGTTGTCAAGAATTTTCTTGATAATGATCCTAACGCTTATTGTTTATATTTTGATACCGAATCCGCTATCACAAAGTCTCTCCTTGAAGATAGGGGAATTGACACATCTCGTTTTGTAGTATTCAATGTAGTAACTATTGAACAGTTTAGAACCAAAGCACTTAAGGTAGTTGATATATATCTTAAGACCAAAACAGAGGATCGCAAACCCTGCATGTTTGTGTTAGACTCTCTTGGTATGCTGTCCACTGAAAAAGAAATTAATGATGCATTAGAGGACAAGCAAGTCCGTGACATGACCAAATCACAATTGGTTAAGGGTGCATTCAGAATGTTGACTTTGAAGTTAGGGCAGGCTAACATACCCATGATAGTTACTAACCACACTTATGATGTTATTGGAGCCTATGTACCAACTAAAGAGATGGGGGGCGGTAGTGGTCTTAAGTACGCTTCTAGTACGATCATTTACCTCACGAAAAAGAAAGAGAAAGACGGTAAAGATGTCATCGGAAATCTTATCAAAGCTAAGACAGCAAAGTCTCGTCTAAGTAAAGAGAATAAAGATGTCACTGTTCGTTTGTTCTATGATGACCGTGGACTTGACAAGTACTATGGTCTATTAGAATTGGGAGAACTTGGTGGATTGTGGAAGAATGTAGCAGGTAGATATGAGATTGATGGTAAGAAAATTTATGCAAAGGAAATTTATAAGAACCCTGAAAAGTATTTTACTCAACAAGTATTGCAAGCTCTAGACGAGATTGCTCAGAGGGAATTTAGTTATGGAACGGCTTGAGTTAACAATACTCAAAAATCTCATTCATGATGAAGACTATTCAAGAAAGGTTATTCCTTTTATAAAACTTGAATACTTTGATATAAGAGCAGAAGAAATTATCTGTCAAGAGATTATTGATTTTATTGCAAAGTATAATAAATCTGTTACTACTGAGATACTAGATATTGAAGTGCAAAACAGAGATGATCTTACAGAGCAAGAGTATAAAGATGTACATTCAATCATTATTACTTTAGATAAGTCAGATATTAATACTGATTGGTTGTTAGATGCTACTGAAAAATGGTGTCGTGATCGTGCTATATATTTGGCACTCATGTCTTCAATTAAAATAGCAGATGGACAAGATGACAAGAAAGGAAGGGATGCTATTCCTTCTATTCTCTCTGATGCTTTGGGGGTGTCTTTCGATAATCATGTAGGACACGACTATCTTGAGGATTATGAACAAAGATACGAAGCGTACCATAAAAAAGAAGATCTTATTCCCTTTGATCTCGAATACTTTAATAAAATTACAAAGGGTGGTTTACCGAATAAGACTCTCAACATTGCTCTTGCTGGCACAGGGGTTGGAAAATCTTTATTCATGTGTCATGTGGCTAGCAGTGTCCTCCTCCAAGGAAAAAATGTTCTCTACATTACGATGGAAATGGCAGAGGAAAAAATTGCGGAGAGGATTGATGCTAATTTACTTGATGTCAATATTAAAGATATAAATGAACTTCCTCGTATAATGTTTGAGAATAAGGTAAATAATATATCAAAGAAAACACAAGGCACTCTTATTATTAAAGAGTATCCAACTGCTGCTGCTCACTCAGGACATTTCCAAGCATTACTTAATGAGCTTTTATTAAAAAAATCATTTAAACCTGATATTGTATTCATAGATTACTTAAACATTTGTGCATCAAGTCGTTATTCTAAGTTAGGTAATGTCAATTCTTATTCATACATTAAAGCAATCGCAGAAGAACTTAGAGGATTGGCTGTGGAAACAAATGTCCCGATTGTTAGTGCTACTCAAACTACTCGTTCTGGTTTCGGTTCTAGTGATCCTGACCTCACTGACACTTCAGAATCCTTTGGACTCCCTGCTACTGCTGATCTTATGTTCGCTCTCATATCTACTGAGGAATTGGAAGCAGTAAATCAAATTATGATCAAGCAATTAAAGAATAGATATAATGATCCTACAATGAATAAGAGATTTGTAGTTGGTATTGATAGGTCAAAGATGAGATTGTATGATTGTGAACAAGGTCAAGGTGGTGATATAATAGACAGTGGACAGGAAGAAGAAACTAAGAATGATTTAAAAGGTATGAAAGATAAATTTGCTAAATTGCAATTTGCATCATGAAATCCGCATCAACCTTGTGGCAAGAGATATCTGTTGTTAATAATATTAAGTTTGAATTTAAATCTTTAGGAAAGGATAATGATATTCCTCTTCTTGTAGCAAAAGATTTTTTTAAATATCCTGATAAAGTTGCAGATTTTTTTGCTAATGGTTACTGGTGGGACAATTTTACTGATAATAATGTAAGACCAGGTAAAAGCTTTCTTATACATGATGAAGTTGTTCAGTGGTTCATAACACCATTTGTAAAAGCATTATCTCCTTTATTTGGGGTAAAGAATTTTTATAGTGAATGTGCATTTGGTAATTGTTTTAATGGAAACATGCCTATTGTTGATCCTCTTTCTGCTTTTCCTCATACTGATGCACCAAATCTACATGACAATGCACACATAGCATTAAATATACCTCTTGTAAAATCAGAATACCCTATTCAAACAGGTTTCTGGTCATTTAATGGTAAGAAAACAACCCTTGATATGAGTCCAAATGACATAAGAGATTTAAAAAATTCACATAAACAAATATCAAAAGGAGTATTGACGGATGATGCTAAGTGGTTTCAAATTAAAGACTATGGACCTTGGGTACTTGAAGATTTATCTAAAATGGTGTATAATGAAATGACATGTTATCCAACTTATTTTTTTCACAATCCATATGTTGAGACCGATTGGTTTACGGACACTGATAGAATTACTATTAGTGCTTTCCTAAATACTTCGCCACAAAGTTTGGATTTCAAGGAAGAAAATATTGATGATATTTCTTTTGCTTGGGAGCATTTTCATTTAGATAAACTTCATGATTATCATCCAAAGAAAACAACTGTATTAATGTAAGATCATGCCTACCTACTCAGACGCTATTGCTGATGGTGATTTCACCAACGATCAAAAACCAACACCACAACTCAAAAGACCAAATCGTCCTAAAGAGTTTTGGGATGTAGAACCAGGTGATGCTGGAACAGAAGGATGGAGAGATGATCCTGATAATCCAACTGAAGCTCAGTTAGGAAGTATCGCAAATACAAATCCTAATCCAACACCACCTAAGGTAACGGATCCTACTAGTGTTCAACCTCAACAAACACAAGCACCTGTAACTATTACACCTGAAAAGGTTACTAAATCTAGAGTAGATAACCCCAAATGGTTAGAGTATCTCAGGTTTGTAGATGCTGTTACTAGTGATGAGTCT